GCTTTGTAATTTGATTTGTCAAATAAGCTTTTGCTTTGGCTTGGTTGGTTGGGTTCTTAGCGTAGAAATAAAGACCCGTACCACCTGCTAGCACTCCCACTATAAAGACTGAATTAGCGATAACAAGGACATTAATAACTTTTTTCATAGCTTTAATTGTTGCTACGCCTTAATAGTACTTATAATTGAGCTAAAAAGTATGTTTGATGATATATGGAAAGAAGCCATTCTTAAGGCCGCGCCAATCATGGTTATGGTTATAGCTTTTTCAACAATTGCTTTATTACCTGCTTATTTAATGACAGGAATATTAGTTAAGCAACAAAGTCAACAACAAATAGACCTAGCTAGATAAGTTCACTAAGACCAAGGGACACCAACTTTTTCAGTCGGGGTATTAATTAAATCAATTTCAGCTTTTAAGCCGTTTTCTATTGCTGTAACTTGTGTTGCACCAACTGCGGCTTTCACCCATTCCAAGCACTTAGCAGCGGTTAGCGAATCATACGCGACGAAATCAGAAGGTAAAGAAGAAGGCTCCGTAAATTCAACTTGTCCTGTGGCTCTTGCTTTTTCTGTGCTCCCGTCCATCCCTTTTACTCTGTAAACCAAAGTTTTCACAAATCCATTTGAAACGTTTGCAACCATTGCAGTGTCGTTAATTTCCCAAGTGTAAGAAATAGCCATTTTAAAACCCTTTTGTGAATAGTTTAATACTTTTAAGTAGCAGGGGCACCAATTAGTTTCTCAAGCACTTTTAAAGCACCTTGATCTTCCATTATTGGTTGTGTTAAAGCCTGCCCCTCTTCTTGTAGTTTTTTGATTTTTGCTTGTATCTCTTGAACTTTAGCAATATTAGAATCAAGCCTTGCTTTTACTGCTGCTCTTTCTTCTTCGGGTGTTGGCATTTGTTTTTAATATGTTTACGTAGCATAGGGTCAACTCTAGTTGTTGACAAGTGCGGTTTATTTCGCTTCTAAGGCAGCTACTTTAGTTTTCAATGTATCAACTTCTGCGGATAATTCTTGTACCGCTTTAATTAATGGAGCTATAAACTCATTATACCTAAGACCATAAACATCTTTAGGTGTCTCTAAATCTTCTTTTGTGTACTCATCTTTCGTTAATGTGGTTTTAATAAACCCAGCGAAATCAGTAGAAGATTTACTTATATCAGATAATATTGTTTCTATATCCTGTGCAATAAGGCCATAGTGTGTTCTAGTCTTACCGTTAAATTTATAAGATACAGGCTTTAATTTATTTACAAAAGATAAACCTAAATCAGATTCTACAATTGTATTCTTTTCGTTTCTATCTGAAGTACTAATAGTACCGTTTGTGGCATAAATATCGTCCCATCTATGATCTGGTTTTCCTACGTCAAAGCTGTCGTTAATCCATGCTCTAAGGTCTGCCCTAATGAAAAAATCTCTATCTGCTTGAGTCTCCCATATTTCAGTACCAGCTACACTATGCGTCCAGCTACCAGCTACTTGGTTTGATTGCATGTCAGTACCATCAAACCACATCTGAAAATCATCGCCCGTCCCAAGTTTTATTTTCTTATTATCTAGACCTTTAAATTCTGAACTACCAAAGAAGAATTGTTGAGCACCATTATAATAGAAATGTGTAGTTTGGCTTGTAGCAGCATCTATTATATTTCGGGTTCCATTTGAATAAATTTGGAGGTCCTGTGAAGCCCCTAGTTCTATCTTTCCTGAGTCATTCGGTATCTGTAAGTTTCCACCATTAGTAATCTTAAGACGATCAGTATTATCAGTTTTAAATATAATCGCAGCATCTAAATAATTCTGTAAATAAAAATCTGTGCTATCAGATGCACCGTTCCCAACAAAAAACTGATTGGTTGCAGCAGAATCTTGGAACACTATTCCTGGTCTTGCTGAATTACCTGTTCCACCAGTATCTTTTATAAATAATCTTTTAGTATCACCTTCTATTAACAACTCGCCGCTAACTTTAGCTCCATCACTCGTTGTCTGAATCTTTAAAGCATTATCAAAATAGAGGTTTACAGCTCCGTTATCCAGACAGGCAATAGAATTAGAAGTACCAAAATCTGTTTGGATATAAATCTCACCTTCTTCTGCGGCAATATATAAATCTTGCCCTGTTGTCATAGAACGTATTCGGTTTTGACCATCATGATAGACAGCTAAATCTCCCGCTCCAAAAGTACATTTTGCATTATCAGCAAATTCAAGAGCACCATCTGACTTGTCCCAAACTGCATTTTTTGAACTATCACCAACAAAAGTTACATCTTCATTAAAATTACTGGCTGCATCTACATCAATTCCACCCGTTAAAGTAAATAAATTAATCCAACCATTATTAGCGCTATTTCTTATTTTTAAAATGTTTGTATTTGTATCAGCCCAAAACTGATAGGCAACTTTTCCTGAACTCGGTTCAGTACTTCCTGAATGATTAGACCATAAGGCGGCATATTGTCCGTTAATGTCACTTCTTACAGCCGAGCCTGTACCGTTTGCAACGACTCCATCAGCTTGTGCCATTTTCTAGCTCATACGTATCATTAGCGTTATTCTATACTGCTTTACCGTAACCTACCGCCGACCAAGTGAAATTTCTATCAACTGCGGCATCACTTGAGTTTTTAAAGGTCACAACAAAAGAACTACCTGTTACCGTTCCCATTTCGATATAGTCACCGCTTGCAAGATTATTAGCATTAATACCAATCGAAGGTAAATAAGCGTTCGTCCCACCTAAACTACCTGTCCCAGTAAAAAAGGTTTTATCAAAATTGACTGTTTTTGATCCTGCTCCAGATGCTAAAAGGCCATTACTTTGTTCTTGTCTTCTTTGAAGTGTGGCCGTATAGCCCAATTCATCAACCAAAATATTTTCATCTGTATTAGTACTTGTCAAAATCGTTTTAAAATCAAAGCCTCGGCCTGTAAAAGTACCATTAATAAACTCTTTCCAACCTGACCAACTAGCACCGCCGGAAGCCGGATCATCATCCGTAGATCTTAAATATAATCTTGCATCTACATTTAATATTTCTGATCCGTCCCAATCTGTGATTGCGTCAACATCAGCCACCGCGTCGAAATCATCAGCGGGTAAATATCCCCTAGTGACAAAATGACGTTTTAAATCAAGAGGAAACTTAGCGCCTAAATCTAATTTGTCGGCAAAGGTATATGTTCCTTCAGAATCAACCCCTGTTGAAATATCAAAATCAACCATCGTATCAACATCAGCAATCGTGTCGAAAAGTGATGTTCCCTGAAGCGTTAAAGCATCTAAATCTTCCTCGTAATAGGTATCAGAATTAGTGCCTTGAAATGGTGGCGTGTCGCCGTCTTCTCGTCTTGTTTGAACAGCTAGAGCGCCAATAGGATCAGGTAGATCAATCACAATTGACGTAGCGCTCGATATTCTTCCGCCTGAGTCTTCAAAGGCTAAAAATATCTCACCTTCTACCATTGGAATAGTTGCTTCTGTTTGGCTTCCAGCTTTTGCAGCAATAAGCGTTACAGCATTAGAAAATGTTGCTGTTCCATCGGTTTTATTGGAATGCCTAAACACGCAACGTCCGCCTAGCTTTACGTCAAGATCTGTTGTTTGATCCCATGTCAGTCTTCCAGTATTTGCGTTAATTGCTTCAAAGAAAAGATTAGTTGGTGCGCTTGGAACTTCTGTTTTCCCTATAGCTGTATAAGTTAATTCACTCGGACTGCTAGAAGCCTCTCCAACACCATTAATTGAAAATACTCTTACTTCATATTCACCCGCCGTTGCATCAAGAATTTCATAATCAGGCCTTGAAAAGACATCAGAAGAAACAAAATTATTACTTCCTTTCCTCCATTGCACCCGATAAAAACTTGCTCTTGGGACTGATTGCCAGCTAACAATAATTTTTACTTTTGCTTGATTATTTTCTTCATAAAATTGCTCAGTAGCAGATAAAGAACCGGGTGCATCAGGAGGTGTATTTAAAACACTTGTATTCCTTGTTGGGAGTGTTGAACCGTCTTCTACATAAGCGTATTTCCCAGAGTTATAAGGAAGCGCCGTAACGATATAATTAACGCCCTCTTCTTCTGTAATTGTTAAAACGCGCCACTGAGTTGTTTGTACTGTGTCGTTTTGTAAGATCCAAACGGAATTACTATTTGGCGCGGAACTAAAAGCAGAACTAACGGTTATCTCTGCCCCTGATATTCCACTTACTGTTTTTGTCTCAACGGAACCATCAGAAAGAACAACGGAAAGCGTTGGGTTGTTTGTTGTTGGTAAATCTGTTTGATCAGTATTATCGACAGTAATAACTGTTGTGGTTGCTGATTTAATTAAGCCACCGCGCCGCACTCCAGCCCTTACAGGATCACTGATTTCTATAACTGCGCCGGGTCTAATTAATACACCTGCTGATACTCCAATTGAAAAACTTACAATTTCTGATTCATGTTGTTCTGTATAAAGAAGCCAACGCCCTAAACGCGCCGCCTGATTACGTGAAGTACAAAATAAACTTTTTACTTGCTTAACAACTGCGCCATATTTTGTTTTTGCCGTACTATCAACAACTTCCTCATAATCTATTTCTTGCGTTTTCATGTCGAAATAGCCGCAATTAACAACGGTATGACGACTCTTTAACGATGAACCTGAATAGGTAAAGCCGCCTTCTCCAACGTTGGCAAGGGTGAATAAATAGCTTGCGTCTTTTGGTGAATCCTGTGAAATCGTTAAGGCGCCCGTACTCCAAAAGGGCATACAACGCATTACAGAACAAAGATCATTAATTAATCGATATGCGTCGACTTGTTGCTGTACAACTCCATTAATTGCAAACCTTGGTTCTGTTCCTCCGTTGCCATCATCAACACTTGCGCCGCAATATTGGGAAACAGCATAAAAGTCATATTTAGAAAGTTGACTAGCTGAGACATGAGCGCCACAGCCCCAACGGGTATTTACTAATAATTCATGGAGTATCCAGGCGGGATCTGTTGTCCATTCGGGGTCTGTTTTAAATGAGCCGTTCCAACTTCCTGAATAACTAATTGCGCCCGTTGTTGAATTAACTGTTCCATTTGACGGTATAGGGATTTTTAATCCACGAACACGATATGAACGGTTTGGAGTTTGTGGGAATTGCTCAGAATCAAACCTTAAAGCTACATGCGCCGTATTTGCATATGCTCTTTGTTCAAATAAGATTTCTGTATAAGAAGACCAATTAAAAGCATCATGTTTTTTTGGGTCGGTATTATCTGCCGCCGTTCTTTTCACTGTGACCGTTAAAGGATGAACGAGAGAACCATCGTTAAAACTTATTAGATAATCTTTGAAATATGCGCTTGAAGTTCTGCCGCTAATTTCATCATCACTAATTGGCGTTGCGACTGTTCCGTTATTATCTGTAATTTGAATTGTGACATAAGTAGTTAATCCTGAAATAGTACCGTCATCATTAAACTGCTGTAATCTAGGAACACCAATAGTTACCCTAACAGCGTCAATATTGCTTGTTAAAGTCCTTGATACAGAAGATGAATAAGTAACAGCAGTATTAACACTAAATTCAGTCTCAATGTTATTTATTCCGCCTATATATGTTTGATTAGATGTACCAAAACGCGGCGTAAATTCTACATCTTTAAAGTTATAATCTGTATCTTGTAAACTAGTTACATTAGCAGATGATTTAAGAATTTGAGTTTTATTTAAGTAAACATCTTTTAATGCTGCATTATTATAATTTGTTGTTCCTTTTGTATAGGACGCTGCACTTGGGAACCCTTCAATTTCCCCTTCTCCTAAGACTTCAACAAATGTCGCAAATTGCTTAGAACCAAGTACCTTCTTAGGCAATGTTGGGTCATTAATCTTTGTTGATTGGGTTAATTTATCAATTGCCATTATGCAGTACCTTTGACTTGAACAGTATCGACGCCTGCGCTAACAATAATCGAACCCGTAAAGATTTCTCCAAAAATTAAATTAACAGGAACACCCGAACGGGAGACGTTTTGAACGCCACTAAATGAATAGTTACTTTGTGGATCTAAAGCCGAATCATTACCGCTAAATGTTGGAATATCTGGCGTTGGCGTCAGCATTTGAGAAACGCCACCTAAAGCAAGACTTATGCCGATACTTGTTGTAATACTTGCAACAGCAATAGATCCAGCACCTAAACCAAAAGTTCCAATTGCCGCGCCACCAAAACCACCCGTTGCAACTGTTACACCAATTAAAGCCACACCTGCTACTACTTTTCCAATTCCACTTTTAAAGAAACCTTTGGCACCAACAGCAACGGGAACAATTCTTATTTCTTCCGTTTGACCAATCGGGTAATTTAATTCTTCTTCTGAAACGTTGTAATTTCCAACAAAAACTTTGTAATGTTGATCTAGCATGTGTTTCTCAACACTAGGCCAATTAGCAACTAAAAAACGCCCTACCTCCGCAACATTAGAAATATCAGCTAAAAATGTACCTGTCTCCCAATCAAGAAACTTTTTTAAAGCTCCATAGACTTTGATTTTACGCAGCATGGCGATACCTCCTAACAGTTGCATCAATCAAGAATTGATTGTATAAATCGCGAGAACTTAAACGCCCCGCCATGTGGTGCAAAACCATTTGTTCACCGATATAAATGGCTACATGGTCAGGATCAGGGCCGGTAAATTTCATCAATAACAAATCACCTGGTAGCATTTCTCTATTATCGTCTATTTCAACAAAATTACTGCGCGGAATTAGTCTTTCAAATATGCCATTAGTTAATATTTCTTCTGATCTTTTTGGTCTTTCCCAGTCCCGAACTTTTAAACCTTTTTCAGCAAAATAGTCAATCACTAAAGTCCAACAATCACTTGAACCCCATGTCCATTGACGACCAATTAACGGCGCTTTATATCCCGATGGATTAAATTCGTGCCATTGTTCAGTTTGTGGGTTAACAATATAAAACGGTAAACCTAAATGCTCACAGCTAGATAAATCAACTTGGCTAGGTTGCGGCGATGTGAATGGGTGAGAATGAAACACGCCGACCAATTCTCCCGCGTCTTCTGCTTTCATCCAATCATCGGGTGACAAACAAAAACCATCAGTCGGATCATCTGCGATATTTTCACAAGGCCAATACTTTTTTCTACCTTTAACAATGCAAATAAGACCACATACTTCTTTTGTGTTTGTTTCTTTTGCGTGAATTAATGCTGATTCTTTCCAGTTCATAATTAAATAAAAGTACCAACACCAGGAAAATCTGTCCGGGTCACTTGGCGTAAAGGAACACGAACATTAACGAGATCAAAAGCAGCGCAACATTCCCATTCAACGATGTCTCTGTTTTCTGTAGTTTTACGGTCTAAAAAATATATTTCTTCGGGAAAGGCCGCCGAACTATCTGGCGTTCCGTATGGGTTGGTTCCACCTGAAAAATTAGCCGCGTCAATATATCTAGCTAGTGTTCTAATCCTTGTTAATTTTGCCCCGTTTAAATCATTTCCCGCCGTTGTAGCGTTAACGGTTGATATATAGCTAGTAATCGTTCCGAGAATATTTGAAATCCTAATTCGTGGTCTTGGTAAGGTTCCTTTTCCAGAATAAGCAAACCCATCACATTCAATAGGAAATCTTTGATAAGAATTAGACGCCCAAACCACTTCACCATTTGCGTTCATATTGGCGCCATTATGGAAACGATAAACAGTAGAAGCACCGTGAAGGGTGCTATCAAGCGTCAAAGTAAATAGCTCTATTACAGAACTAGGATTGATTTTTTGTAGTTCACTTACAGGTATTGCCATTTATGGTTCAAACACCTCTTCAAATTTTGCATTAATTGTTGTGCGTCCATATCGCGGCATATTGGTTGACCATGAACGACAAATGAATTTCCCGGCGCTACCTCTTGGCGGTGTCCAATCGAATGATTCTGTCCCAGATCTTGCTTCTAAAAATGTGATGATATTGTCTCTATCTGTATCGTCTCTATTAGCAAAGATCAAAGACCAGTTCTTGGGGTCACGATTAAGGCCGAATTGAATCCTTTGTTGATAGCCTTCACCGAAGACAGTAGTGCGAACTATTGGAGCGCTTTGTTCAGTCGCAGGAAATGAAGGGGTATAAGAGAAAGTAGCCATAATTAAGCAGGGTTAAGGATTCCTCCGGGTCTTGACTGTTGAACTAATTCAGACTGAACAGCCGCCGCGATTAATTGACCTAATGCCCTGCCCTGTTGCTCATCGCCTTGTACGTCTGTATTTGAGGCATCAACATTAACAACAACATTTGTACCGCCTAATTTATTATTTGGTGTAATTGTTCCGCTTGTTCTTGGTGTGAATATTTCCATTCCACGCTCACCAACTAGATAAGAACTACCAGCATTAACAGAACCGCCGCCTGCCCGTTTCCCTGCTATATGCCCGCCTAAATTTGACCCAACTTGTGAACCTATAGAAGGAGCAAAAGCACTACTTATAAAACCGGCTAATGGCGCTGTAATTGTTTGCTGTATTGCGATTCTTGCCATATCTTTAATAATGCTATTTGCTAAATTTCTAAAATTTAATTTACCGGTCATTACAAAATTTACTAAGGCGTCTTCCATCCCTTTGATCCCTTTGATCACTACATCAGCCATTGATTCTCCAACGGACTTAATGCCATCTTTAAAGCTATCTAATTTTGATTGCATTTGTGTTCCGAAAGTTTTATCTAATTGCTCACCAAATTCTTTAGCGTCTTTTGTCCCTTTATTAAAACCATAAGCATCACCCGCTTCTGATTCTCCTGTAGTTAGTTTTCTGAAGATTTCCTGATTTCTTTTAAATCTATCCATTACCCCTTTTGCATAATCACCGCCCGGATCATCCATTGATTCGCCTTTAAACATTCTTCCAAATCTTCTTTTAAATCTTGCTAAATAATTTCCAACCTCTTCTAAGGCAACAGCCGTTGACATCAAACCAAAAGCTAAAGTTCTAACACTAATATTTATTGCCTCAAATAATCCCTGCCAATCATTCTTGCTATCAAACAAATCCTGAAATGCTTCAACAATAGAATTTAAAGCCGGTAATAATTCATCTGCTAATTGTTTTCTAAATCCATCAAAGCCAAAACCAAGCATTGTTAATTGGTCATTGAAATATTCCGCGTTCGCTGCAAAACCTTCACTTGTTTCATAATTCCATCGTTCCAATGCATCGCCGCCTTCATTCAACATTGGTATTAACTGCGCCCCTGATCGACCAAATATTTCCATTGCTAAAGCCGCCTTTGTTGCACCGTTTGGCATATCTCTAAAACGGTCAGCCAATTGACCTAAAACAACTTCTGATTCTTTTAAATTGCCGTCTGAATCTCTAACTGTTACTCCTAAAGCCTTATAAGCATCTGCATACGTAGCAACGCCCTGATCAGCTTCACGCATTGATTGAGCAAGACGCCTTAACCCTTTATCAATCGTTCCTTGCTCTACTCCCGCTAGTTTTCCCGCATTTACATACGCTTGTAGTTGATCCGCTGCTATACCTGTTTGCCTGCTTAATTTCCCGAATGCGTCAGCCTGATTTATTGCACCTGTTACAAATCTAGTAGCTGTTCCGGCTGCAAGGAATACAGCCATTGCTTTGAAAGCATTATTCAGCGTAAATACCGTATTTCTTAAATTTTTTACTCTTCCCTGTAACCCCTGCATGGAATTACCCATGCGCTTAATCCCGGCGGTTCCCGCTGTTTTAGCTGCAATTAATAAATTAAATTTCGCCGCCATTATTTCTTACCCTCTTTATTCAAAAGGCTCATAACCGTTACTTCTAAAACTTGAAGATCTTCAAACACTTCAACAAGATTCGGTA